CCTAAAGGGCCCCCCTGCGTACTATGAGAACACGAACCAAAGAAACCATCGGCGAATCCTACACTGTTGGCTATCATGACCTAATTGATCCCTTTACAGGGGTCAGCTACGGTCCTTATAGCTATAGTGGTTGGCAAGCTAGCTATTCATCCATTACGGATGAGTGGCAAGTTCCAAATCGTGAGAACACTTGTTTTCACGAGACTTGGACTCGTCAATTGATCAGCCAGGCGGAGATACCGAGATTTCGTCTCGAATCTCCGCACACGAACATCCGGCGTGTCATTCGGGACAATTATGTTCCGACAATTGGCGCGCAGGAATGTTTCGAGCACGCCGCGGTAGCGATACCGGGTGTGCCAGGTACCTTCGACGCGCAGGCTTTACAGCTTGCCCAGGATATGTGGTCATCGATTCGACCCTCAATGGAGGGCGATTTTTCGATAATCAATTTTATCCTGGAATTGAAGGATATGGCTGACATCATGCACCTGTACCGGGATATCCGGAAGGCGTGGAAGGTCCGTAAGGACCTTAATCCATTATATCGCAGGAGAATGGCCGATCGTTCAGATCGGTTACTCTCAGGCGGTGTCTTGGCTTATCAATTCGGCATTAAGCCGTTTCTTGATGATGTCTATAACGTGTTCAAACAGTTATCGACTTTTAAGTCGAAGCTGGATGCATTGGTTCGCGGGGAGAATAAGACACATCGCAAACACGTCATGTGGATGCGGTCGCTTAACATTCCAGCGGATCAGAAGGACCTTAGCACGGTCGTCTCATCTGGTATGCCCGGTGCCTTAATGGACCGAACATGGCAGCGTGAGCCGTATCGTGTTAATGGAACTTTCGTATATCGCTATACGATGCCTGATGCCAACGGCTGGCGGTCAAAAGTGGGGGGGTTTCTTGATGCCTTAGGGCTTAATGTAAACCCTGCCATTATATGGAACGCTATACCGTTTACGTTCGTTGTTGATTGGTTCTTCAACGTATCTAAGTGGCTCCATTCATTAAGAATGGAGTCCTTAGGCATATTAGTACGCCTTGAATCCTGCAGCGTAAGCTGTAAGACCAAGGCCTCATGCAACTATACCTATAAGTGGCCGCAAGCCTCATGGGCGCAAACATGCGTCGTAGTGAGGCGAGTAGCTTACCGAAGGCTGAGTATAGACCCAGCCGCAGTTATGGGTGCAATAGAACCAAGTTGGAGGACCCCAAGTGGTAGCGCAGTAGTTAGCGCTGTAGCATTAGGGCACCAACTCTCGGGAACCGGTCGCAAGACCGGTAGCCTGAGGAAGCAACTGGGGCGAGTGCCCCTGGTGCGGTGACATTTGTCACGAACGCGTATCGACGTATTTCGGTACAACCAGACCATGTCTAAAACATGAACAATACATTGCAAGTCGGCAAAACCGGCAGCACTTTTGTGAAAAGTGCAGTCGTTGTTGCGCAGGAGGGTCGTAAGACCGTTCGGCGTGACAATACAGGCGGCATCGGCTTTGAAGTTGATCTGACGATATCTCATCAAGATATCGGCAGCGCAACAAGTAAAAGCCGGCGTAGCCTGTATCGTGTGGACGTTAACGGCGATGCCACTGATGGCTCAGCCGTAACGGAGAGTGTTATGATCATCCGACAAGTACCATTGAAACCTGGCGGAAGCCAGTTGACGGTGGCACAAGTAGCGTCTATTCTTTCCGGCTTAGCCGAAAATAATAGCGTGGGTGATCTCACATCCTTCTGCAACGGTGAAATCTAAAACCGTTGTTGTTCCACGACGCAGGGCGAGGAGGCTAATCACCTCGTCTCGCCGCGTCACACCGCGGACCGTTATTGCGTTTCTAACAGCTCTGAAGCCTTTGGTATGTCTTATAAAGACGTGCTTACGTATCTTCCGTCGCTAGAAAAACGACGATGTTTACGGAGTACCTGCGTATTCTCGCGGGTAGGGGTTGCCTCGGCCTTAGTCGGGGTTGTTAGTTCACAATAGCGCCCGTAGGGCGTCCTTGTAGTGTGTCGTGTCATGTTTGACTTGTCTGCAGTGTGCTTATTTATTATGAATACACAATGCGGTGATGGTATATACCATCGTCTGTGGCGCGACCTCTACACTGAAGTAGTAGGCAGCTACAGTATCACTCGTAGTACGCTGGATAGTGAGATCCATAACTTGGACTTACTCTGGCGTAGTCTAGGAATTGCGTTATACACGCAGTTCTTACCTGAACTTGGTAAGGCACTTGACAAGTGCTTCGCCACTGGCGATCCGTTCGTCTACCCGGATAACTTATCCGGAGAACCACTCTTTGAGTGGCTGACGTCTAGGATCCTCGGTCCTGACGGGAGAGTCTCTCTCCCGGCTGATGTTCGTGCTGTCCAACACATCCGCCAACTTACGTACGTTATGTACAAGTTGGAGGTTCCGTACTCACCTAAGCTAGTTAAGATGGTCGAACTTCAATGGACCAGAGACGAAAAGGACGTTGAGCGTTTCAATCGTATGATTGGAAGCTTAATGCTCTCTTCAACTCAGTCACTTGATAGCCAGAAATGGCTTCTTCGACGCATCTTGCTTAAGGCTAGAACTCTTGTTAACAAGGTTCTAGGCCACATCGATCCCCGAGAGATTAAACCCTCTCACGGACCTGGTGTGGTAGCTACTGGCGAACGAGTGCATGAGAAAACGTATTTACGTCATCGTTATGCATCTGTAGAGCTCATGTATCCCTTTTGGGAGTATATGTGTCTCTCTTTATCAGTCGCTCAGCAGGAGTACCAGGATCGGCCTGTGATCGATGAAGCGAACCCCACCTCTAAGGTGGTTTTCGTTCCAAAAGATTCACGGGGACCGCGCCTGATCTCGTGTGAACCATTAAGTCTCATGTGGCTCCAGCAAGGCCTTAAAGATCGCCTTTATCAAGCGATCGAGAACCACCCGTTGACCAAGGGCCGCGTTAATTTCGCGGACCAGGGTATCAACAGGCAGTTCGCCTTGCGGGCATCCCGCTTTGAGAATTGGGTTACACTCGACCTCAAGAACGCGTCGGATCGCGTCGGTTTGGAGCTCGTAAAACAGCTCTTTGCCGGCACGCGGGTATTGGAAGCGCTTTTGGCGCTACGCAGTACTCAGACGCGTTTTGGGGACTATACTGTACCACTGCACAAGTACGCTCCGATGGGGTCAGCATTATGCTTTCCTGTCGAAGCGCTTGTGTTTTGGTGCCTTATAGTGGCATGTGTTAGCGTGCACAAAGGTACGAGGTTGGCTGAAGAAGCTGCCAAGTGCTTTGTGTACGGGGATGACATAGTCGTGCCAAGAGAAAACTACAACTTGGCTCGAACGGTACTTGAGGAAGTTGGCCTTACGGTCAACGACAGCAAGTGCTGCGTATCAGGGTTCTTCGCAGAATCCTGTGGGTGCGATGCCTTTATGGGCATTGATGTCACACCCGTGCGTTTTCGCACTACGTGGTCATCCCAAGGGAGTCCTAGTAACATAGCTTCGTGGGTCGATTATTCTAATCGACTTTATGAACGAGGCTTCACCCGGACAGCCCAAACGATCGAAAAGATCGTTCGAGGCTGCGGATACAATATCCCCTACCTAGCGGTAGAGGAGACAGTACCTGGTGTAGTACGCGCTTTAGCGTATTACAGACCACGGGGAATCGCTATGTATCTCAACACCTTGTACAAGGTGCGCTACCGCTATTCGCGGAAAACGCATTCGATGTACGTGGAGGGGTACACTCTCCGAGCGCTGGTCATTCAAGACAAGCGTCCGGATAGCTGGTGCAGAGTCATGCGCGCCATGTTGTGCGCAGATAGCGTCCAAGGAGTTACAGGAACATACGCTCTTACTCGACGCGTACGCCTGAAACGAGTATGGATCCCGATCAGTATATACTGGTCGGTGGACAGGTTACGAAAGTAACGTGTCTTACTGGTGGC